GTAGATTTACAGAAAAGCATGAGTTACATAGGCTTTCAGCGGAAGACAATGAGCGGTTTATCAGACAGTACCTTGACGATGCAGGATTTTCTTATGATTTGGATTCTGTTAGAAAGTATGCTGCAGAAAATCATTCACAGGCTGAAATTATGACGCATGTAACAAGAAGCATTGCCAGTACGCTTATCAACAAGGGTGACCTGGTAATGTTGTAAATTAAAGTTTAGTGGAGGAAGTATGAGCAAAACACACGAATTAAAAATATATCCTAAGTATTTCGAAGCAATTTTGGATGGGAAAAAGACATTCGAAATCAGAAAAGATGATAGAGATTTCCAGGTTGGAGACAGCATTGTTTTAAAAGAATGGGATAATATTAAGTATTCTGGCAGAGAAATCCAAGCAATAATTAAATATATGCTTGATGATGCATTTATCGGATTAGCAGAAGGATATGTAGCCTTTTCGTTTGGCATTTTAAAAATAATAGACAGGTAAACTGGAATTTAACGGAGGAAGTGAGAGTGATACCGATGGATAAGAAACTTTTATCCGACTACATAGATGCCTGTGAGCTGATCCGGGAGACCGAGCAGCAGATCAGGCGGCTGCAGGATAAGCAGAGCGAGACAACGCAGGACAGCGTCCGGCGCGCCAGCTTGTGTGCTGGTTCCCTCTGTCTACACAGATAAATCCTGCTGGACTGGGATAGGGTAACAAAAAAATAAAGCAAAAAGAAAGAAGGTGGGGAATGTGGGAACAAGGGACACATACTTTAATGGTTACGGTCTGACATACAATGAGGTAAAAAAAATAGAGGACAAGTGCAAAAACGCAAAGGGTAGGGAATTGGAACTGTTGCTTCTGGCTGCGGAAAGCGCATATGCAGAGTTGGCGCAATATCTGTTTTTTAGCCTGACATCAGGGCTGGGGTATGACAACATCTCGAAGATATGCGACATTCCTATCGGGCGGAAGGATTTTTATGGGTATCGAAGGAAAACGATATATTTATACAACAGATACATGATACTGGAAGGACATGCAATCGTGTAAAAGGGGTACGCGGATCAGGAAACGAGAATGGTAAAATAGAATAAGAACTGTATGGGGGTGTGATATGAATTGTAATGCCGTCATGAAAAAGCTTCAGCGCGCCATACTGTCAACGGGGCTCGTAATCAAAATTTCTACCAGCCAATTTTACAGCGAAGAGCAGGACATGATGATAACGATGTGGATCTTAACAACACCTACACTTCAAAACGGGCGGAACGGATGGAGGATGAGGGACTACGAGATCTTACGGACGGCGAGCGCGATTGAGGTGGTAAAATGTTTGACAGATATATGGGAGCAGTCGAAGGGACGGTGAAAAAATGCTAACACCGAAGCAAAAGGCGTTTGCGGATTATTATATAACGTGCGGGAATGCGACAGAGGCGGCGAAGCGGGCAGGGTATAAGGAGAAAGCGGCATACGCCACAGGCTCCGAAAACCTAAGAAAGCCTCAAATAATTGCATACATCGCAGAGCGGCAGAAGCAGATTGATGATTCCCGCATAGCGGATGCCGCCGAGGTGCAGAGATTTTACACCGCCGTTCTACGGGGGGAGGTAAAAGACCAGTTCGGATTGGAATCCTCTCTCGACACCCGCATGGCTGCCGGTCGGGAGCTGATGAAGCGCCTGGAACGCGCAGAGGGAATGAAAACAGACACCGGCGGAATTGTTATTGTGAATAACATACCGAGACCGGGAAAGGAGTAACGCATGGAAGAATTGGAGAAATGCCCGTTTTGCGGAGGAAAGGCAGTTGTGCATATCGATGATGGGGTAAGAGTTGTGTGCAGGGAGTGCGGCGCAACGTCGAAGTGCTTAGTTGATGGCTATTCCAAAGGAAAACCGAATGGAAGCACTTTAGAGACTGTGATAAAAGCATGGAACAGACGAACACAGTAAACCTTACCGACATCATAGCCCCCGCGTTTTACCCTGTCCACTGGGACATCTTGGACGGGAAGCATACCTACTACAATTTGTACGGCGGGAGAGGTTCAACCAAGTCCTCATTCATATCCGTTGAGATAGTCCTGGGTATGATGCAGGACGCAAAGGACGAAGTTTTCAGCAATGCGGTAGTATTCCGTAAGGTTGGCAATACCCTTCGGGAATCCGTCTTTGAACAAATTGCATGGGCGATTGACGCGCTGGGAGCCAATGACCTGTGGGCGCCCAGCGTCAGCCCCATGCAGTATGTGTATAAGCCTACCGGGCAGAAGATCATTTTCCGGGGGCTGGACAAGGCGAAGAAAACAAAGTCCATTAAGACCAGCCGAGGGTATTTTAAATACCTCTGGTTCGAGGAACTTGACGAGTTCGCCGGGATTGAAGAAATCCGTACAGTACAGCAGTCTGTTCTCCGTGGCGGTAGCAAGTTTGTAGTATTTAAATCCTTCAACCCGCCGATCAGCCGGAGCAACTGGGCGAATGTGTATGTTAACGAGCCGAGAGAGGACAGTTACCACCACAAGAGCGATTACACCAGCGTTCCGGCTGACTGGCTGGGCGAACAGTTTATATCCGACGCCGAGCACTTAAGAGCCACAAATGAGCGGGCGTACAGGCATGAGTACCTGGGCGAGCCTGTGGGACTGGGAACAAATATCTTTGACATGCTGGAGATCCGCACGATAACCGACGAGGAGATCCAGACATACCAGTCAATTTATCAAGGGCAAGACTTCGGATGGTATCCGGACCCGAAAGCCTTTATCCGGGCGGCATATGTGTCGAATAAGGAGAAGATTGTACTGTTGGATGAGCTGGGCGGATGCAAGATAAGGAACGCAGATATGGCGCAGATGATAAAAGACAAGGGATACGACGACTATGCGCTGATGTGCGGCGTGGATGAACAGGAGAGCATTGTGGACCTTCGGGATGCCGGGATCCCTGCCCGAAACGCCATTGTAACGCCGGGGAGCCGGAAGTACACCTTTGAGTGGCTGCAATGCCGGACGATTGTTATTGACCCGGACAGAACGCCGAGGGCATACAAGGAAATCATAGAATATGAACATGAAGTAGACAGCAATGGGGAGGTAATAGCAGATTACCCAGATGGTAACGATCATTGGATAGACGCCCTGCGGTATGCTATATCTCCTATGGCGATGAGAAGAGGGCATAGCGCATAATGGGTTTAATAGCAACTGTTAAAAGGTGGATAGGTATGATATTTAAAAAGCAGGCTGAGAAAGATTTTAGGGTAAAGGATACCACGTCTGCGCAGATGATGGCAAAGGTTGCAGAGTGTGCCAACATCTACCGTGGTGCGCCGTACTGGTTAGACGCAGATAATCGGATAAAGACTATCAATTTTGCAAAGGCGGTATGCTCCGAGACGGCGCGGCTCGTCACGCTGGGGATTAAAATCCAGGTTGACGGCGGCGCACGCGGGGCGTGGTTGCAGGAGCAGATTGATAAAGCCTATTATAGCATGCGTCATTGGGTAGAGTATGGCTGTGCTTATGGCACGATCATTGTAAAGCCTAATGGCGGCGGGCTTGATATGTTTACCCCTCTGGACTTTTTCGTGACGGAGCAGGACGATAACGGGAATATAACGGGCGTTGTGTTTAAAGACAGCTATGCGGCTAACGAAAAGTTTTATACACGCTTGGAGTATCATAGGTTTGTCGAGACGAGGACGGAGGCGGGCGTGATATACCCGTATGTGATATCCAACAGGGCATATGTATCAAAGAGCAGCGAATCCCTCGGCGATCCTATCCCGCTGGAGCAGACAAAGTGGGCTGATCTGCTGGAGGAAACGCCGCCGATTCTCAAGGGCGGGAACGAAAGACTTGATTCCCCCATGTACGGAGTGTTCCGCACCCCTGCTGCAAACAACATAGATCTTTCCTCTCCGCTGGGAATGCCGATATACGCAGAAGCCATCGAAGAAATGAAAGATCTGGACATCGCATACAGCCGGAACGCCGGTGAGATATATGACAGCGAGAAGATCATCCTTGCAGATGACAGGCTGATGTTTGACAGCGGGACGAACCTTAACGGGCGCATCCCAGACGTTAAGCTTCCGCATTATGTAAAAAACGTGTTCGGCAACAGCCCGGAAGAGTTTTATCAGGAGATTTCACCGCAGCTTAACACAGCCACACGCCTTGACGGAATCAATGCTCTCCTGTCCCAGATAGGGTATAAATGCGGGTTCTCAAACGGCTATTTTGTCTTTAACGAAGCGAGCGGCATCCAGACAGCGACAGGCGTGGAAGCGGAACAGCAGCGAACCATCCAGTTTATTAAGGACGTGCGGGACAAACTGGAGAGTTGTCTGAATGATGCTATATATGCCATGTCGGTGTATGCAGATCTGTACGCGCTTGCCCCTGTCGGGGTTTATGAAGTGGTATACGACTTCGGGGACATCACTTACAACCGCGAAGAGGACATGGCACGCTGGTGGAGCTATGTTGTGCAGGGCAAGGTGCCCGCGTGGATGTATTTTGCCAAATTCGAGGGCATGACAGAGGACGATGCGAAGGCAATGGTGACGGAAGCGCAGCCGAAGGAAACGGGGCTGTTCGAGGAGGAATAAGATGGAGCCGATAACCAGAGAAGAGTATTATCTTGCAAAGATTGCAGGGACATATGAGGGAAACACGCCGGAACCAGTGACAATTGAAGAATACTACCTTGCGACTATGGCAGGGGATTATTCCGGCAATACCCCGCAGCCCGTCACGAGATTGCAGTATTACATGGCAAAGGTAGCAGGAGTATGGGGCGGAAGCATCCCTGCGCCTGTGACACGATTAGAATATTACTGGGCGGCGATTGCCAGCGGAGAGGGGAAAGTCTTTCCGCCTGTGACACGAGAGGAGCATTTCTTGGTGCTGGTAGCCGATGCGTACAGCGTTGTGCTCACGGTCGTTACCGGCAACCCCGCCCTCTTGGAAAATTCAAAGGGGAATCGTGGGCTGGAATCCCTTACCCTCTACGGCAAATCAACACAGGGGAGCACGACCGGGGCGCAGCTGTTGCCATTTGAGGTAGGGGAAAAGCGCGAAGGGTTTGAAGTATTTAAAGATGGGATAGCGATATCCGATGCAAGAAAGAAGGATATCTATGCAGTGGGACGCGATGGCATGACCAACGAAAGTTCATACGACGATTTTCCGTTATTAGCATCTGGGGAATATTATGTTTATTCAGATAGTGCATCTGTGAATTTAATTGTCGTTGCATTTAGAAATGGGGAAAATATCACATTGGGAAGTTCCATGAAAGGAGTTGCGGCAAAAATAAAAGTAATGGATGGAGATAAGTTTCGGATATTCCTCAGAATCGAAGAAGCCTTTAATGGCAAGGTTAAGGCGATGATATCCAAAACACAGCCAACTGCGTCCAATTACGAGCCTTACACCGGCGGCGCACCCTCTCCGTCCCCGTCCTATCCGCAGGAGATAGAGAGCGCGGGGCAGAATGGAGAGATTGAGGTTGAGGTGCTGAGCGGGAATCTGTTTGACAAAAGCGCAGCATATGATCTTACGCAATCAGGAGGATGGAGTGCAAGTTTTGACGGAGAAGAACTTAAAGTAGTAGGGAATAATATAACAATTGGCTCTATTAGGTTGTTTAATTACAAGAAAACTCTTCCAGCTGGGACTTATACGTTCTCTATTAGCAAGCCGCTACCTTTTGAAATTCGAATTGATAACTATTTTTTAATCAAAAAGGGGGACACCAGTGCGACAGTTACATTTGATAATGGCGTGAGCATGTCACATTTTGAAGTAGATGCAGAACCTGGAGCGACGTTTAATGAGCAACGATTTAAAATTATGCTCAACGCCGGCTCAACTGCCCTACCATACGAACTCTACAAGCCAGCCCAGACGCTCATCATTCCCACTTCCGGCGGTCTGCCTGGAATCCGGGTATCATCCGGTGGAAACTACACCGATGCAGACGGGCAGCAGTGGGTATGCGACGAGGTGGATTTTAAAAAGGGAGTGTATGTGCAGAGGATCGGTAAAAGAACAATTACATCGAAAGACGTTTTCCATAAAAGTGGTATGAGCACGGATGATGTTAATTATTTTTCGTTAGGTAATTTTTCTCTGCATATAGGTACAATCGGCGAGAAAGATGTACTTATGAGCAATTGTTTCGTTGCTGGAATTAATCATGGCTTTGGTGCGTGGGGGAAAATATTTCTAAGTAGTACGTTTGATGACAAGTTATATTTTTCCGTTGAGGCACAAAAATACCCAGATGAAGAAACTTTTAAGCAGTGGGCGGTAGAAAATGGACTGATGTTTTTATATCAATTGGTTGATATTATCGAAACCCCTCTCGCCGCCGAAGAGCTTTCTGCTTACAAAACCTTGTGCACATACAGCCCAACAACGACCGTGATAAACGATGCGGAAGCGGGGATGAGCGTGGGATACGCAAAGATGAAATAAGGGTACGCCATAAAATGCGGGAGGTGGTAGAATGGAACTGGATACGAAAGTTGGGGACGTGGAGATTAAGCTCGATACGTCCCGCATAGACGATAATCTGCTGGAAGCCCAGAAGCTTTTGAATATGCAGGTAGTGGCGGACAGCGCCCCCTTCGTCCCATTCCGGCAGGGTGCACTAAGAAACAGTGTAAGATATCCAGACGGGGTATACGGCGGCATCGTTGAGTATGACACGCCATATGCTCATTATTTGTACAAGGGCGTTGTGTACGGTCCGAATATCCCGCTTAAAGACGCAGAGGGGAACATCATAGGGTGGACATCCCCTCCCAGCAAAAGCCCGACGCAGAGACGGATTAAATATCACGAGCCGGGAACAACGTCTGAATGGTTCGAGGAAGCCAAAAGGCGGCATAAAGACGACTGGCTGAATCTTGTGAGAAAAACGGTGGGGAAAGAGTGATGCTGAGACCAGAGTATTTTGAAGGGAAAGCTGACCGGATATTAGAACTCTATGAACGGCTGGAAAACTTTATCCTGCGGGATATCGCCAGAAGGATTTTAAAATCCGGGAAAATCACAGCCACGGCGGACAGGTTGCTGTACAGGCTGGAGCAGTTGGGGGAAAGCCGGGATGAGATACAGCGGCGTATCATGGAACTGACAGACCTGAGCGAAAAAGAACTGCGGAAGCTCCTGCGTGGTGCCGTGCTGACATCGTGGGAAGATGATGCGGTTACACTGTCAGAAATGGGTATCGCGGCGCAGTCTCCGCTTGAAAATGCACGATATATGGCTGTTATTGAAGCAGAGTACATAAAAAGCCGGGCGGAGTTGAAGAACCTCACAAGGACGACGCTGGAACAAAGCCAAAAAGACCTTGTGTCGCTGCTCGACGAAGCCGATGTAAGGGTAGCAAGCGGAGTGCAAAGCTATCCCGCAGCCATAGCGGATGTGCTGGATGCGTATGCGGGACGCGGCGTTATGGTGGATTACCCGACAGGGACGCGAAGGACGCTGGAATCGGCAGTACGATGCTGTGTAGTAACGTCAATGAACCAGACGGCGGCGCAGCTGACAAATAGGTATATCGTGGACAGCGGAACAGAGTATGTGTTGACCTCGGCGCACCTCGGGGCAAGAGTAAGGCGCGACGGGCAGCCCTTGCTTGCAGGTCATGACGAATGGCAGGGACGGGTGTTTAAAATTGACGGAAGCGAGCCGGGATATCCGAACCTACTGGAATCGACTGGGTATGACATTGATCTAACCACGGGAGAAGGCAGGGTTGTGGATATGAGAGGGCTGCATGGCTATAACTGTCGTCACGGGCATATGCTGTTTGACAAGCGGATGAGGAATCCGTGGAGGGACGCAGAAGGGAATCTGCTGGATGGAAGCGGGAATAAAATTACAGACGCTGAGAATCTAAAACGGTATGAGGACAGTCAGAAGCAGCGAGCTATGGAGCGCGGAATCCGAAAGACGAAACGGCAGTTGATAGTAAAACAGGAAGAGCTTGCATGGGCGTCCGGCGCGGAACGGGAAAAGCTCCAGCAGGAATATGATAAGCTGGCTTACCGATTGCAGGGACAGAACAGGGCTTATAACCAGTATTGCGAAGAACATGGATTACAGCCGCAGTATGATCGGAATGCATTAGCGGGATTTGGATACCCGCAGCAAAAGGCAGCAAATAAAGGGGCAAAAAGACATGCGGAGAACGAACCGATTTGAATATTACAATCCAAACCCCTCGAAATGGCAAAGAGTAGGGGATTGCACTGTGCGCGCATTGTGCAAGGCTTTAGGGCAAGATTGGGATACAGTTTATGTAGGTTTGTCCGTGTATGGTTTTTCGTTGTCTGACATGCCAAGTGCTAATAGAGTCTGGGGCGCGTATCTGCGCGAGAACGGATTCCGCCGGTATATCGTAGACGACCACGGACAGCATGTTTACACGGTAGATGATTTTTGCCAAGATCATCCAACGGGGACGTATGTGCTCGGGATAGACGGGCATGTTGTGTGCGTCAAGGATGGGCATTACTGGGACACATGGGACAGCGGACAGGAGATCCCGATATACTACTGGGAGCGATAGATAGGCGCTATGGAAACGATACAGGCTATACATCTTAATCTGGCACAGACACAATAACACAATAAGGGGAGTAATTTTGAAGGTATGTGATTTTACAGTATTTGAGTTGGATTTTTTCCGCGAATACTGCAATTTTACACCTGATGAACGGCAGCTTTTTGAATTACGGACGCAGAATATCCCGCTGGAAAGATGTGCGGAGATGATGAACGTGAGCGTGTCCACTGTGAAAAGAATGAGCCAGCGAATAAACAAAAAGATAATACGGGTATGCTGATTTGATACTTTTGTAAGCCTTTGATGAACTGTCAGAGGCTTATTTTTTATACCATAATTTAGCTATAGAAAGTTATTGAATTAGTCATAGGAGGCGCAGGCATGGCATTACCATATCAAGGGTATGGCTATAATCCGTATCAGTATGGACAAGTAAATCCGCTACAGCCGCAGATGGACAGGCTGGCGCAGATGCAGGCTCAGTATCAGCAGCCACAGCAGGTAAATCAGGGGATCCTGTGGGTGCAGGGCGAGGCTGGAGCTAAATCTTATCTTGTCGCTCCAAATACAAGCGTCCTTTTGATGGACTCCGAAAACTCTAATTTTTATATAAAGACTACCGATGCCGCCGGGATGCCGACGCTCCGCACCTTTGCTTACAAAGAGGTCACGGTGGGCGCGAAAGAGCCACAGAAACAGGAGGAAGTGAACTTAGACGATAAATACGTTACTCGGAAAGAATACGACGATTTGAGAAGCAAATATGAAGAATTATATAGTTATCTCGAAACGGCAACAAAGCCGGAAGGAGGCAGACATGGCGAATCCCTTGTTTGAGGCCCTGAATGGTAATAGAATGGCCGGAATGCTGGAACAGTTCCAGCAATTCCGAAAAGAGATGGAGGGCAGAAATCCGAATGAAGAGATTAACAGGCTGTTGCAGTCTGGCAAAATAAACCAGCAACAGTTAAATCAAGCCCAGCAGATGGCGCAGCAGATGCAGGGTATGTTTAAAGGCTTTTTTAAATAGTACACAACCGGGTGCACACGGTTTTGTAAATACATTATCGAAGGAGATAATTACTATGACAGACGGTTTAACCGCTTCTGATGTTGCCGTATTAACCGGCGGCACAGGAAAAAATGACGGCTTCGGCGGAGATTGGGGTGCATGGATTATCCTTTTCCTGATTTTCGGTATGTTTGGCTGGGGCGGCTTCGGCGGCTGGGGCGGAAATGGTGGAGGAGCAAATTCTCCTGCATTTCAGGGTTATGCAACCCGTGCCGATATCGACGCAGCGCTGTCCACGCAGGGAATCGAAAACGGGATCCAGAACCTTTCCGGCCAGCTTTGCAACGGCCTTGCTGGCGTAAACGCCAACCTGTCAAATCTGGGTTATCAGATGCAGCAATGCTGCTGCGATACCCGTGAGGCTATTGCTGGCGTAAACTACAACATGGCAGCCCAGACAAACATCCTACAGAATACCGTAAACAACGGATTCCGCGATGTAATTGACGCGCAGAACGCCGGAACACAGCGTATCATCGACCTGTTTACACAGGATAAGATCCAGTCTCTACAGACAGAGTTACAGTCCGCACAGCTCCAGCTGTCTAACAACGCACAGACAAACAGCATCTTAAATGCCTTGAGACCTACACCCGTTCCGTCTTATCCGGTAATGTCCCCGTACACGTCCATCGTCAACCCGACAGGCTTTAGCTTTGGCGCCGGATGTGGCTACGGAGGCAACACGGGATGCGGATGTTAAAACTTCAGACGGAGTATCTTCGTGGCATTTTGCCATGATGTTCGGCTGATGCCGTTATTCACAAAAAGGGGCAGGCTGAGAACGTCTGCCCCTTTTGAAATGAAGGGAGAATAAAATGATTGAGTTAGTAAACACAACGCCGGTCACGGTCCCCGTAGGGCAGTCTATCCCGTTTTCGGCAGTGGCAACAAAGGGCGGATGTGCAGAAAGACACAGGGCTGGAAGCGCGCAGATAACGCTTGTAAAGCCCGGTAGATATCTGATCACATTTTCCGGAAACGTCGCAGTACCGACTGGGGAAACGGTAGGAGAAGTGGCGCTGGGAATTGCCAGAGATGGGGAAATCCTCGGCGGCACGGTGATGCGTGCCACCCCTGCGGCAGTAGAGCAGTATTTTAACGCATCGTCCCAGACATACGTCGATGTGTTCTGTGGATGCTGTGAAAACGTTTCCATCAAAAACGCAGGGACAATTCCTGTGTTAGTAGACAATCCGAACATAACAGCTGTTCGGGTTTGCGGTTAAGGAGGGCAGACCATGAGTTACAAATTGATGCAGAATATCCGGGAAGAGCTGGATAAAATCGCGGAAAAAGGTCTGAACACAGGCAATCTTGAGACCGCATACAAATTGATAGACATGTTGAAAGACATGGAAAATGTGGAATACTGGAAGTGCAAAGAGGGCTATTATAACGCCGTTCTCGACGAAATGGAAGGCGGATATAGCCAGGCAGGAGACCACAGCGAGAGGCGGAAACGCGACAGCCGTGGGAGATACAGCAGGGATGATGGAATGAGCATGACGGCCTATGACGATGGATCATCCTATGCGCGACGTGGGGAGCACTATGTAAAGGGGCACTATAGCCGTGGAAACGGAAACAATGACCCTTATGATGATTACATGGAAAACAAGCAGTCTTATCGCAACGGCAAGTCTGAGGATTGCAAGCGGCGTATGCTGGCCGCTCTGGAAGAGCATATGGATGCACTGACGGAAGAGCTGGGAGATCTGTCAAAAGATGCAGACTGCCGAGAAGAGAGGGAGACCATTTCGCGGTATATCGAAAAATTACGAAAGATGATGTGAGTAAAGGCGGCGGGTAAACCTGCCGCTTTTGCTTTAAACATGGGTACGCCATAGTTTTTTTTATTTGGTAAAATGTATTAAAGGCTATGGAAAGGAATGATCGTCATGGATATCAAAAGGGTATACTGTCCTGTCTGTAATAATAAAACGCGGTCATCATTCCGCAAGGATACGACAGCGCATAATCTTCCGGTGTTTTGCCCGAAATGTAAAACGACCAGCCTCGTGAATATTGAAAACGGAAAGGCAGAACCTATCGTCCGTTAAGTGCCAGACGCCAGACGCAGAGCCAGTGATTTGTAAGGATTTCTTACAGATTGCTGGCTCTTTTTTGTATTTGTATTTCCTCCTTTACAGCACACAGCCTTGCGGGAAGGTTGAAAATGCGGTTCGACTCCGTCTGTGTGCAATCCTGTAAATCGTAATTGCAGGAAAATCCATCCCATCTTTCTTTGTTTTTGCCACCGTGCATGGAAGCAGCCGGGTTCAAGCCCCGGCGCACGGTATAGGTGCATTGTTTAGACAGCGCCGATCATTACGCTTTTCGCCCGGTTCGCTACCCCGGGCGCTTTGTGGGATAGCTCAGGAGGTAGAGCAGCGGCCTTATAAGCCGTGTGTCATGGGTTCAATTCCCCTTCCCACAACTACCCCGCCCGTGGTTTATCGGGCTTAATCCATACCGCTGACGGGCGGTTAATCAATCACGTTTAGGAGGATAAAGATGCAGAATATTGAAGCAATTTTGACAGAACTGGGAATTGAGGTCTCGGCGGACAAAAAGGAAAGCCTTACGAAAAAGGTGGCGGAAAATTACGTCACGAAAGCTGAACATGAAAAGAAGCTGGGAAAGGCTGAGACTGACCGGGACACGTGGAAAGAAAAAGCTGAGACGGCAGAAAGCACCCTGAAAGGCTTCGAGGGCGTTGACCTTGAAACAATGCAGAAGGATTTGGCTGATTGGAAGAAAAAGGCCGAGGATGCCGAGAAAAACGCACAGGCGCAGCTGTATGAGAGAGATTTCACGGACGCTCTGAAAACGGAGTTTGAAGGAATTAAATTCTCGAGCGAAGCGGCAAAGCGCGCAATTATGGCAGAAGTCAAGGAGGCCGGATTAAAACTGAAAGACGGGAAAATCCTCGGACTGAATGACCTCCTAACCCAGATGAAGGAAAAGGACGCTTCGGCATTTGTTGACGATGAGCAGCAGAAAGCACAGCAGAATCAGGCACGCTTTACACAGCCGACAAACAAGCAGGGGCAGGGCGACGCGCTGACGAAAGACCAGATTATGAGCATCAAGGATGCTTCTGAGCGTCAGGCTGCAATTGCTGCGAACATGAGTTTATTTAATTAAAGCAGGAGGGCAATTATGGCGGCAAAGGCCAATATAATCGGAACAACAGATATACAGGTAACAGCCAGAGAGCTGGACTTTGTTACGCGTTTTGAACGCAACTGGCAGCATCTGCGGGAAATCTTGGGGATTATGCGCCCCATCAAGAAGCAGCCCGGCGCAGTGCTGAAAAGTAAATACGCGGAGGGGACGCTCGAGGATGGTGCAGTAGGCGAAGGCGAGGATATCCCGTATAGCAAATTTACCGTAAAGGAAAAGAAGTATAAGGAGATGACCATCGAGAAGTATGCGAAGGCTGTTTCCATTGAGGCAATCAAAGATCACGGTTATGACAACGCTGTCCAGATGACTGACGACGAGTTTCTCTATCAGCTTCAGGCGGGCGTGACAAAGAAGTTTTACGACTATCTGAAAACCGGAACGCTCACATCCGAGGAAACAACCTTCCAGATGGCTCTTGCGATGGCAAAGGGCAAGGTGGAGAACAAGTTTAAACAGATGCACAGGAACATCACTGGGGTTGTCGGTTTTGTAAACATCCTTGACGTGTACAAGTATCTCGGAGCAGCGAACATCACCATCCAGAATCAGTTCGGCTTCCAGTACCTGAAGGATTTTATGGGGTTCAATACAATTTTCCTCCTTTCTGACAGCGAGATCCCGGCTGATACGGTAATCGCTACACCGGTGGAAAACATCGTGATGTATTACATCGACCCCAACGACAGCGACTTCGCGAAGGCAGGACTTGTGTACACGACCAGCGGAGAAACGAATCTGATCGGTTTCCACACACAGGGCAACTACAACACCGCCGTGTCTGAGGCGTTTGCGATCACCGGCCTTGTGCTGTTCGCGGAATACCTGGATGCCATTGCGAAAATCACCGTAAACGCGGGGGGTTGATGGCCGCCAGTACACCCCTAAATACTGACGGCGAACCGCTTTCTGGGGAAACAAGACGGAAGAGTAAGAGATAAGGAGGCCGACGGGATGGCATACACGACATTTACATTTTATGAACAGATCTACCACGGGAATGTCGTCCCGGCGGAGGACTTTGATCGTATCGCAGACCGCGCCAGTGACTTTCTGGACGTGATAACCTTTGACCGATTGGCTGACGGCTTACCGTCTGATGAAAGGGCGGCGACAAAGGTACAGAAGGCCGTGTGTGCGGTCTGTGATAAGTTATATCAACTGGAGCTGGCAGATAAACAGGCGCTATCTGCCGCTGCCGGGGGGACATCTTCCGGCGGGGCTGGCGGTGTTACTTCGGGAGTAATTACTTCCAAGTCTGCCGGTTCTGAATCAGTTTCCTACGCCTCCCCGTCTGAAATGGCAAACGGCGCAAAGGCATGGAGCGCGGTCTACCAGGCGTCCGGGGATGCACAGGAGACAAACAAACTTCTGGCAAATTCGGCAATGCTTTATCTTGCAGGAGTGAAAAATGATGATGGCGTACCGTTGTTGTACGCAGGAATAAGGTAGAAATGGGTAACAATAAATTTTTAGCTTTATGCAAAAAGATTGTGGTTAAACAGGAGGATTAACTCATGGACATTACGACATTAGGAACTTGTGTGGCCATCGTGGCTATCTGCTATGTTATCGGTCTGGGCTGTAAGGCGGCGCAGAAAATCCCGGATGAGTGGATTCCGGTCATTATGGCGGTATGCGGCGGCCTTCTGGGTGCGCTGGGAATGAACATCATGCCGGACTTCCCGGCGACGGACTATATCAATGCTGCGGCGGTGGGCATGGTGTCCGGGCTGGCGGCCACAGGAGTAAACCAGGTATACAAGCAGGCAAAGAAAGCGTGATTTTATGGGCGGACGTGGCGGAAGTAGTGGGTTAAGTAACGAGAAGCCGGTTTCTAAGCTTATTGCGAAGGTGTACTTTAATTCTTCAAAGAAAAGCGACGCTTTAAGAGGGAGCGGAACTGTTAAAAAAGACAGTAAACTCGAGAAGGTCATTAATTCAGAAAACACTAGCTACTTTAAGTCAATCAAGACAAAGAGCGAAGCAGTAAAGACAATGAATTATATAAATGACAGATTAAGTGAGAGTAAAAGGAAAATCGCAAAACTTGGAAGTGCAGAGGCGTTATTTAAAAATCAAAGGCTTGCTATAGAGCATCGAAAATTAGTCAATGCCAGTACAGCCATGAGAGATGAAATGCACAAATTTTCAAAGGCATCTGAAAAAGGCGATACAAGTGCTTTGCACGATACAAGCCGTACTACCACCACTTATGACAGAGCCAGAAAGCGCAGAATGAAAAACTTTGATTCATGGTTCTTTGGAAGCGGAAAGAAGTAATCTATGGCAAACCGAGAGACAAGTATAGCTTACGAAAATCTGAACCGCCGCATCTTCTCTGGCGTCGGCGAATACGGTATACCACAGATAAAACCTGAGACATTCGAGGGTAACTGCGAATTTGTCGGTTTTAATTATGCCAGAGGAAAATGCAATAATCCAGAAGAGAAAGCTGTTCATTTCTTCTTAGATGATTACCAATTTGACGCACTATGGAGAAATCCAGACAGGTACGTGGACAAACTGAGCAAATTCCGGTACATTCTGACACCGGATTTCAGCACCTACACCGATTTTCCGAAAGCTATCCAGATATACAACCATTATCGCAAGCACTGGATAGGTGCATATCTGCAAGAATATGGTTGCCGTGTGATTCCAACAATCTCATGGAGCACACCGGATTCTTATGACTGGTGTTTCGATGGGGAGCCAGAGGGTGGAACGGTGGCGGTATCTTCTGTTGGCTGCATGAACAGCAAGGAAAAAAAGGCGCTGTTTTTGGCAGGGTATGAAGAAATGGTGAGGCGGTTGCAGCCGGAGACGATCATCTTTTACGGTTCTGTGCCAGAGGAATGCATGGGAAATATCGTGAGAATCCGGGCGTTTACGGATAAATTTAACGAAGCTCTTTGTGAAATGAGGGATACCGATGAATGATGCGATAGTGACAATATTCAATTTTTACGAATCCAGCACCGCCGCCATCTGGTATCCTCATGTGCTTTCCGGCGTGCATCTGGAGACTGACCGGGGGCAGATTATGAAGCTGTACGGTCCAGACAGTACAGATAACGCACAGTTACATATCCCGTTCGGGGTCAAGAACGGGAGAAAAATTATTGTTGATACCGTCGGAAAAGAATTGCCGTGGCTTCCGCCGAAGGAATGGAACAGACAGGTCAACGATTTGTTGCCCGACAGCATTACATTTAATCCGTCTACAGATTTTTTTATGGTAGGAGCATGGGACGGGGACAGTCCTGTGAACGATGCAGATTATACGGACAGGCGATATGAAGGGTTTTACGCGTTTATGAATACCGAAAAGGATTTTGTTTATCTTATATCGTCAGTGGGCGGACCATATGCGATAATTCCGCATTTTGAAATCTTAGGGAAGTAGGTGGAGGAAAATGGCTGAACCTATCGGGAATGATGCTACCGGCTATGATGTTTTGACGGCGGCAATGAAGTCGCTGCTTAACCAGTTTCCGGGGCTGTATCCGGATGAAGTAATTAAATTCGAAGAGCTCGGGTCTGAGGATGGCATTGCGTTTTCCAATGATTCCGGGGCGCTGGTGTATACAGAAAAAGAAGATATACTCGGGCGGATATATCAGGAATGCCGGTATCCCTGCTTTGTAGTATACCGTTCGACCACGGGAGCAAGAGAACGGCAGAAAATTACTATCCTGGAATTTCTCGACACGCTGGGGCGCTGGCTTTGCCGCGAGCCCCCCGGGATTGAAGGGAAAGAGTACGAAAAAGCGATATACCCAGATCTGACCGCAGGGCGGAAAATTGAGCGGGTAACACGCGGGAACGCATACGGGACACAGCCGCAGGAGAATGGCGTGCAGGACTGGGTTCTACCGGTTACGGTTTTTTATAAAAATGTTATCGAACCCGAATTTTAAGAAAGGAATAAAACGATGAAAAGACATTTGTTGAGACATTTTGTCGATGTAAAAATGGACACGAGCTCTGAGGGGACAGCGGCAGACTACCGGCTTCTGGGAACGGGTATTACCTCTTTAACAGAGGAAATGAACCCCGAGACGGAGACGGTGCAGTACATCAATCAGGAAAACGGATCTACTGACCTTAAATCCTATACGCCGTCCATCGAAATTGAAAGGCAGAACGTAGACGAAGAGGATCAGGATCTTACGGACTGGTTTAACAAGATGATAGACACGCTGCCCGTCGGAGGGGATGCCATAACATCCTATGTCCGCGTGAGAGTTTCCGGCGCTGGACCTGAATATCCGGCAGTCCGCCGTCGCTGCGTTGTGAGTGTAGGTGGCACAGGTGGCGATGCAGGGTCAAACGTGACAGATACACTGACTCTGGGCGGCAGAGGTGATGGAGAAGCAGGAACGTTTAACGTATCCACAAGAAAATTCACGGCGACGCCCGCGTCTGAAAGGGCTTTAACGGAGTAAGGAGGACAAGATGGGAGCAGCAAGTTTACGAGTAGACAGTGGCGTCAAACGCATTGAGGTCAACGACAACGGCGATTATATTGCGGTCAACATCTCTGACAACAGTTTTTTTAAGCGTTTTGACGATTTTGTGGCATGGCTGAATGCAAAAAACGAGGAAGCCGATAGGATTGCTAATGATTCTTCCGGTGATTTCACGGAACGCTTCGGAGCGTATGACGCTTTATGCAAAGAGGCCTGCGCTGAGTTGGATTCTCTGTTTGGGAGCGGGTGTTGCAAAAAGGTGTTCCCTGACGTGGAATCCCCGGGAATGGAGCTTATCGCGGACTTTTTAGACCAGATCATACCGATTCTTCAGGGCTTCGCCACTGAACGAAATCAGAAAATCACAAGCAAATACAGCCCGAACAGGAAAGGGGCGCGAAGCAATTAAATGTGGAATGTGCTGCTTGATAAATTCCCAACAGAATATGAGGGTTTCCGCATAGACGAAGCCTTCCAGACAGGGATCCAGATTTCACAGGCTTTGCAAGATCCGGACCTGTCAGACGATGAAAGGTTGGCTGTAGCGCTTGGGCTGCTGTATCCGTCAGAGGATGGGGACGGCAGCCCTTCTTCTTTACCCGATTTAAAAACTGCCGTGGATGGCCTTAGGTGGTTTCTGAGCGGGTGGTATACCGACAACCGCCCGAAGGATGAGGACAAAGTTCCGGTAACAGATTTTGACATAGACCAGTGGCGCATCTATTCAGCATTTCTGGAGAAGTACGGAATCGACCTGAACCGGTCTGACATGCACTACTGGGCGTTCATGGGACTGCTGTCCACGCTCGGTGAATGCGCATACACGAACGTCATAGCCATCCGGCAGCAGAAAATAGACCCTAAGATGGACACGCGTGCAAAACAGGCATTGCAGGAGCAGAAACAAATATTTGCAATAGAGCGGGAAGAGGAACTGACAGAAGAGGAACAGGAAGACGTTGACGCTTTTATGAAATGGATCAAGGTAGGAGGCTGATATGCCGAAATATGACGGTTCGATACGGATAAACACAAAAATTGAAACAAAAGATTTAAACAGCCAGATGATGCGCGTGTCTAATGCCATAAAAAAAGACAGCGCGGCTTTAGATTCTCTCAATCGCAAAATGGAAGAATTTTCGCAAAAGAAAATCCCGACAGAAAAATTTGCAGAATTACAAAGAGAGTTAGAAAAGGCAGAATCCGAGTATTCAAAACTGCAGGCCCGTATGTCACAAAAGGGGGCGGCAACGTCTGAGTATAAATCTTTACAGAAAGACCTCGTTGCGGCGCAAGGAGAGCTGTCTAAGCTTGTAGCACGTCAGACAGACTGGGAAAACATGGGGGTACCTCAAACCGGCGGCGCATGGGACGTACTAAATGAACAGGTTGCAGCCGCATCCGACCGTGTAGATGATCTGAAAGAAAAGCTTCAGCAGATGGAGAACAGTGGAAAGGCGTATACCCCGAAGGTGGACAAGGCTCAACTGGATGAAGCGGCTCAAAAAGTAGATGAAATCAAGGAAAAAATAAACGCGGAGAAAGCATCCGGTAACGCGTTTGTATCCCCAAAAGATACAGAAGAATTTCAGAAGATGTCTGTAAAGGCGTCACAGCTTGCTGGGAATATAGATGTTTCAAAGCGCAGGCTGGCAGAACTTAACGCGAAGCAGAAGCCCATCAAAAAAGAATTTGACCGGATGAAGAATTCTGCCGATAAAGCATTTAAAACAGCCTCGTCCGGCGCGAAAAAAATCGCGGGGCTGTTCAGCGCCCTTGCGTCAAGGCTAAAAGGAATCGCATTCTCATCAAAGAAAAGTGCAGGGATGTTCAGCACATTTGCGTCAAGGCTGAAAGGTATCGCGTTATCGCTTTTGGTATTTAACTGGATAACAAAAGCATTTAATGCGATGGTGTCCGGAATGCAAAAGGGATTCTCAAACCTTGCAAAATATTCTGAGCCGTTGGCAAATTCATTTCAGACGCTAAAAAATTCCCTGGTTACGCTTGGAAATGCGCTTGCAGCTGCCTTTGCACCGATTGTCCAGATAGCAATTCCGTATCTAAATGCGCTTATAAACGGGATAACGCGGGCGATAACATACGTGGCGCAGCTTATTGCCATCCTCGGCGGGAAAAGCACATTCATCCGAGCGAAAAAGATACAGGATTCCTATAACGATTCCCTGAATGGAACAGCAGAGGCGGCAAAAAAGGCGGCCGGAGCTTTGGCAAAATTTGATGACCTGGATGTGCTGCAAAAGCAGGACAATTCCGGCGGCGGTGGAGGTGCGGGTGCTGATGGAGGATTTGAAGAAGTACCAATAGATAATAAATGGTTGAAAATAGCCGATTGGTTAAAAGAAATGTGGGAAAACAGTGACTTCTATGAGCTTGGTAAGTTCTTGGGGGAAAAGCTGAAAGAAGCTCTGGATAATATCCCGTGGGATGATATCAAAGAATCTGCTCGGAGAATTGCTCACAGTATAGCAACCTTTATCAACGGATTTATTGAGGTTGAAGGTCTTGGATACTCGATTGGTACAACGCTTGCACAGGCTATCAACACCGCATTTGAGTTCTTGAATGAATTTGTGCATACAATTCACTGGGATTCGATAGGTGCTTTTATTGCAGATACCTTGAATGGTTTTTTTGAAAGCATTGATTGGGATGTTATTTATGACACCTTTGTGACAGGAGCTAAAGGGCTGGCAGATGCGATCAATTCGTTTACAGATTGGTTTAACTGGGACAATGTTTCAAATACAATATCTAATTTAGTCAATACGTTTGTCGATACCGTGTACACATTTTTTTCAACCGCAGACTGGGAGGCTATTGGGGCCAATATAGGTCAACAGATTTCCAAAACTGTAAAAAATATTGACTGGAAAGCGGCAGGCGAGGCGTTTTCAAAAGTAGCTACATCTATTCTCGAAATGATAAAGGCGGGATTGGAAGAAATCGAATGGGATGAAGTTGGTATTGCAATCCGCGACTTTTTGGTAGGAATTGATTGGGCAACGCTTTTGAAGGATGTGGGCGACATCATTTCAGAGACACTGAACGGCTTGATTCATACAGCATATGCAGCTCTTGGCGGAAATGATGAAGAGTTTACAAAATGGCAGGAAAACAATCGAAAAGCTCGTGATGAAGCTGGAAAGACTTATGAGGAATTAGGGACAAAGGCAGAAGAATACTTGACCCGTCAGAGGAAAATAACAGATCCGTCAACATGGGATATTACTATAGTAGCTAGAAAAATGGCTCAAATTGCATCTGAAGCATTTGACGGTATGATGGAATCCCTTTCTAATTTCTGTGAAGCTGCTGGCACATTCTTGGGCGAAAAATTTACAGAAATCACAGAAAATGCCTCGTTAAAGTGGAGCGAGTTTAAGATATGGTGGGATGAGTTTTGGACAGAAATTTTGGAAAATATATTGCAGGTGTGGGAAAATATCAAATTATTTTTCGCGGAAACCTGGGAATCCATCAAAGAGACTGCAGGGGTAATTTGGACACCGATCAAAGAATTTTTCCTTGAAATCTGGGGAGAAATCCGTGATAAAGCGGTGGAGATTTGGGAAAAAGTAAGAAGCACATTTGAAGAAAAGATGAACAAAGTCAAGGAAAAATCGACGGAGATTATCAAGAAATTTGATGACTTCAAAACGAGTGTAAAAACAGTTTTTGAAGCTGTGAAATCCAAAGTCGAAGAAACTATCAAGCCGGTTATTGATTTGATTCAGAATTTTACAGATAAAATTCGTGCTGCAATCTCGGCGGTTAAAGACTTTTTTGCAAGTGGATTTGAAAAAGTGGGGGAGATATTCGGCGGAATATTTACTGGTGGAGGATCATCGCATACGCGAACAATGTCCACGCAGCCGTATGCCATAAGCGAAAGCTTTGCATCTCGTACCCTGCGAGATATCCCGGCGCTTGCATCTGGCTCGGTAATCCGTGGCGGCAACCCGTTCTTGGCGATTCTGGGCGACCAGCGGGCAGGGCAGACCAACATCGAAGCGCCGATAGGCACAATCAAACAAGCTGTATCGGAGGTAATGGCAGAGAGCGGCGGCGGATTTAGAACGGCGAAAATTGTCTTGCAGGTAAACGGGGTAGATCTGGCGCAAGCTACACTGCAGGATTTCTTATCGGAAGCAAGCAGGCAAGGATATGATCTGGAGGTGATCGGAGGATGATTTTTACACGCGGCATATACATAGATGGGGAGTATTTTAACATCCCCATCGTGTCCATAAAAAGAAACGCGGATTTCCTCGACAAATTCGCCGAAAGAGTTGAAGCGGGAGAGCTCCAGCGTGAATTGATAGGCGTGTATTTTAACTACACAATGTCGGTCGGGAAGAGCAGCTCGTTCCCGGATGGCGTATATAAACGTTTCTGGGATAAGGTTACAGAGCCCGTCCCATTCCATATTATTTCGCTGCCGTCAGATCCTGGTTATTACGAATACACAGCTTATATATCCAGCGTCTCTGATGAATACGAGAAGATAACACAGGATAGCGCTGATTATAAAGGGTTTACCTGCAAGTTTACGGCGAAAGAACCGGCAAGGAGACCATGATGAAAACAGAATTTTATGTCGAATACAATCTGTATGACACGACTGCTCTGCCTGATGCAAAAGAAAGCACAGAGAGCAATGCTGCTTTTGGGGATATGGGGCTGTTTAAGTCAAAAGGCAGCCCACCAAAATACGCTACACTGGAACATAATTTTTTCGTGTTGGATGGGAGTCTTAGCGAAATGCCAGACACGCCGACGGACATCCCATTTTTTTCGGATGTGCAAGCGGGCGCAGATGGAATTTTCACAAAACAGCCTGTAATCAGAATAGATTTTACCGAAAATCATACCTCTATCGGGCTGACTTTTCATTTTTCGGAAACATTCCCACTGGAGATGGAAGTGACATGGTACGACCTCGGCGGTACATATAAATCGCAAAAACGTTTCTTTCCGGACAAACTGAATTATTTTGCCGAAAACCAGGTGGAGGAATACGGACGCATTGAAATCCGATTTGTACGTGCCCTACCGTGGCACAATGTAAAGTTAAACTATCTCGAGTATGGCACAACGTTTATCTGGGACCCCGATGTCATAAAAAGCGCGAAGCTTGTAAATGACACAGATCCTATCAGTAATCAGATTAAAACGGACAAACTCACGTTTGACTTTGTTGACACTGATGATGATTTTAATGTTGGAAACATTAACGGGTTGCACAAAACATTGCAGAAAAAGCAAAGAATGTTGCCATACGAAATCGTTGACGGCGTGAAGATGCCGCTGGGCGTGTTTTTTATGGAATCCAACAGTACCACCAAAAATGTCACCCAAATATCGGCGATCGACTACAAAGGGATGCTTGCTAATGTGGATTTTAAAGACGGGCGGATATACGCCGGAGAAACGGCGGGAAGTGTGATCGAAGAGATTATGACAGCGGCAGGGATTGAAGATTATACGGTTGAGGAAGAGGTGGCGCAAACGCCGCTGTATGGCACGCTTAAAATCCAGACCTGTCAAAAAGCTCTGCGTGAGGTATTGTTCGCTTGCGCTGCGATTATGAACACATCCCGCCGGTCTGGAATCGAAATACGAAAATCGACCAGAAAAATATCGACAACGATTCCGCGCAGCCGGAAATTTTCCACGACGTTAAAGGCAGATCCTTATGTGTCAGACGTAAGCGTAAAATATAAAACGTGGGTGTTGGACGCGGCGGAAAGCGAGATTACGAAAGGCACATACGATCCGGGGATACATACAATTCAGCTCACAAGCCCGGCAGCGAACATGAGCGCATCTGCTGGAAGGATTGTTAAACAAATGCCGTACTATGTTGTGCTGGAAATCGCTGGAAACGCCCGTGCAGAGGTCACGATCATGGGGCACAAATATGTTGGTACAGAGCTGGCTACACTGTCCAGAATCGAGCATATAAAGTCCGGTGAAGTGCGGAACACGAAAACATTTTCCGGAACGCTTTTGAATTACGAAAGCGCCAATAAGGTTGCTGACAATATCTTGGATTATTACCAACTCCAGCAGATCATCCAGACACGTCATTTGTCCGCAGAGGAAAAAGCGGGGGACTGGGCGGAGGTTGAAAATACCTTGAAAATGCACGGAAATTTTGTTGCCTGTATAGAATCACTTAGTGTTGACCTTACAGGTGGATTTGTGGGTACGGCAAAATGTCGTGGATATTATAAAATAACATCAGAAGAGTATTATTCCGGCGAGCTGTATGCTGATGAGGAGGTAGGGATTTTCTGATGGAATGGGTGTATGACCGAACGCAGGCGGACGTTGAACGGGTAAAGGTTTTGAATGATAAATACGCTGCAGGGACAATCTCCGAAGAAGAAAAAAGGGAATGGGCTGCCGGAATGAAGGGAGCTTTGAATGCAGCGGATTTGAACCGGATCGAAAGTAACATCCGTGAGATCGCTGAGGCTTTGGCGGTAAGCGTGACGGTAAAGATGTGGGGGGCGGATCAGGTTCCGCGAGTAAGTGATTTTAAACGGATCCGCGACAACGTGCAGCGGATCCGAGAGGCGTGGAATGCTTTGAAAGATACCCCTGCCACACCAGACCCGCCGCTGATTACTTATCAAAAATGGAACGCCATAGAACGGATCTTGCACGATGTCAAATATGTCTATGATCGAGTTGTGGGCAGTTATTATTATTGCGGCGATGAAATCTACGCCGGGGAAGGAATAGGAATTTTATAATGGCAGAAACGTGGTTTACTCCGAAAGAATGGAAAGCCCGCCTTGTGGAATTTGCAGGACGTAGGCTTCTGAGAAACGTTGCAAACGGAGAATCAACAACGTATGACGTTTCCCGCAGTGAGGGACAGGTATCGCAGGAGGGCGATGCGTTTAACACTAAAAACATGAACGACCTCGAGCAGCGAATCGCGGACGGATTTGCGAAGGCAAAGACCAATATTGATTCACTCAACGACAATGGTGCGATCAAAGGCATGGACGCTAGAGAGGACGGGGTTTATATCACATACTCCACTGGTGCTGATACAGTAACAAAAAAATTGGGTAAGACAGATCGGCATGTTATTAAATCAGGGGTTGGAAATGGATCGTTTTCTGTTGCCCATATATCCGGCTATGAAAAACTGACTGCAGAGGACTTTGCTTTTGTAGTTACAAATGCCAAAACATCGAGCTCACATAGAGATAGCGACTATGGAGGTAGGGTAGCTTATGATCCTGTTGCCACTTGTTCGCCTACCTTGAGCTATGATGCATCAAGTGGGACTATCACAATTACCGGATGTGAAGGCAGTAATTCTGTGAACGGACCAGAAAACTCTGTGGAAAACAGAGGGGTAGGATTAACCGGCACAGTGTATTTTTACGGGGATATGTAGAAAAAACCTAAAATACTAACAGAAAAGAGGTAAGAATATGAGAAAAATCGTATTTAAATCTGGGAAAGAATTGGAGATTGATGGAATTGTCCAAAGCGGGAAAACCTTGCAAATCTCTATAAAAAGCAGCGATACAAAAAGCATAATTGACATGTTTTCGAACGCTGAGAATACGGCTGTGATGCGATATTATGTTGGGACTGACCTGATATGCGGATATGCTGGGTTTAAAAAATTCGTGAGTTTGAAATATACGCCTGACGTGATAGCGTCCATCAATTACGAGCAGGAGGACGCAACCACAGAAAGCGGGTTTGTGGAATCCCATGTGGCTGTATGTACGGTGCATATGGAAAAAGCTGAAGAAGCAGGGCTGCCGGAGGGACTGACTGATAAAGTCGCAAAACTGGAAAACGATGTGTCCAGCATCACGTCCGGCATCAACGAAGTTAACGGAATCTTGGAGGGCGAATGATATGTTTACGGAAAAAGCGAAAGAAAATCTCCTGGCAATGCTAGAGCAGGCTAAATTCAGCGCTGCGGACAACACGGATGCACAAGCTTTACGCGTGCCGTCATTGTACCCTGAATGGGAAGCGCTGGAGGCCGGAACACATCTGACAAAAGGGCGGCGGTGCACTTATAATAAAGTGCTGTACAATGTCCTGTCTGACCACGATAAACAGGAGCAGTGGACTCCGGAGGCGGCACCGTCCCTGTTCGCAAAAGTTCTTATCCCAGACCCGAACGTAACACCGGACTGGGAGCAGCCGGGAAGCACAAACGGATATAAAAAAGGCGATAAGGTAAAACACAATAATAAGGTCTGGGAATCTCTGGTCGACAATAATGTATGGGAGCCGGGAGCCGTAGGAACGGATAGTGTATGGAAAGAAGCCAGCGAATGAGAAAGGCGTAGGAAATGCTTATTGAACTGATAGAAAAGGCGGAAAATGTTGGGTGGGGGACGATAGCGGTTGTGATCGCTGGTGTGTTTATGTTTATCCCGACTATCGTGGAAAGCTGGAATAAGGTCCTTGACGCACTGGGGTTGGTAAAGAAAAAGAATCTTTTCCGGAAACAGCGTGAAAAGGAGATCGCAGCAGTCTATTCACATATCGAGGAGCTGCAAAGTGGAGTCGTGTCAAAGCAAGAGGAGTACCACCAGCAATCTATTACGATCAGGGACAATCTTGCCAGAAGGCAGGACGATTTGTACGAAAAACAGATTGAATTGAAGCAGGATGTAAAGAATATAACTCGGATGCTGGAAGAGTACATCCAGAAGGACAACGAACGCACGATTGCTTCGCTACGTACAACTCTGTGGCGGCTACATAAGGAATTTACATCACAGAGATATGTGACGCCGGACGGATTAAAGACCTTCCGAGAGCTGGGGAATGTGTACGAAGCTGCCGGCGGGGATGACATTTATCACGAAAAGCTGCAGCCGGAGGTGTTAGCTCTAGACATCAAATATCCGGATGGAAGCATATACAAAATTAAGGAGGTATGACAATGAAAAAGATTGATTGGATGCGAAAACTGACAAGCAGAAAGCTTTGGATGAGCGTGGCATCATTTGTGACGCTGATGATTGTGGCTTGCGGAGGGACGGAAAATGAAGCCACACAGATCTCTGCGCTGATCATGGCTGGTGCTACGGTTATCGGCTATGTCATCGGCGAGGGTTTGACAGATGCGGCAGCTATTGAAGCAGACAAGGAAGGATAAGGTGATCCGATTATCTCCCGCGCAGGGTTAAGCGTGATTCTGGGGCGGCTTTGGTCGCCCTCATAAAATAATAAGGAGACCAGAATATGAAAAAACTTTTTATTTCACAGCCGATGAAAGGCAAAACAGATGAGGAAATTTTAAAAGAGAGGGAAAAAGCAATTGCCAGCGCAAAGAGAAATTTTGCAGAGAGCGAAGAAATAGAGGTTATTGATTCATTTTTCCAGAGCGCTCCTGCGGATGCGAGACCTCTGTGGTTTTTGGGAAAATCTTTGGAATTGCTTTCTACGGCAGACATTGCATATTTTGCAAAAGGCTGGGAAAACGCAAGAGGATGTCGCATCGAAAATACTTGCGCCATTGAGTACGGAATTGCTGTGATTGAAGATTATACGGAGGATTGAAAGTATGGGAAGCAAAGAATTTTTGGAAAAGAGCAAACAGATTGTCGTTGACTATTTCAACAGTCATGCGGACAAAACCGACCAGAAGCAGATTGCACAGGATGATGTATATGTGGTCTGGTACTGCAAGACGCTTCAGAATCACAAGGCGCTGCTGAGCACAACTGTTTCTGACGGGATGTATTATGAAATCACATATAATGGGGACAAGCAGGAAACGTATGTAGACGCATACAAGAAGTGGGAGAACTTTGTGGTGAGGTAATACTTATGTGGAAAGGGTTAGACGTATCAGATAATCAAGGTGCCATAGACTGGGCACAGGTTGCAGCGGCAAATGTTGCATTCGCAATCCTGCGCAGTGTGCGCCGATCAGGCAAGACAGACCATCAGTTTGCTGCAAATTTGGAAGGCTGCCGAAAGCACGGCATTCCGATAGCAGTTTATAAATATACCTACGCAGCCACGCCGGAAGTGGCGCAACAGGAAGCGCAGCAGATCGTAGCATTATTGCGGTCTTACGGGCTGACCGGCACAATGGTATGGTGGGATGTGGAGGACAAAGATGCGCTGCGACCGCTGGGAGTTGAGAAGCTGACAGAGTGCATCCGTGCAGCGCAGGAGGTCATCACAACGGCAGGGTACGGATTTGGTCTGTATATCGGGTTGTATGTTTATAAGGAGCGTTGGTTTGACTTTAATGCGTTTGCTGGGACACGGTTGTGGATAGCACGCTATTATCGCGGATATCGAACGATGCAGTTTGATGACGAGCCGGATCAGAAATACAAGCCAAATGTTGACGGAGACATATCTGTATGGCAGTACACGAGCTGTGGGGAGATCCCAGGTATCAGGGGAGATGCAGACCTTGATATCGCATATGATGATCCTGCGGAATGGACGCATCCTGCAGCGGAGCCGGGAGTGATTTACACAGTATCCGTAGCTGATGTATGGACACGCGAGCAGGCAGAGGTTATCCGGCAGCAGTTTGCGGCGATGGGAATTAATGGGATTGTCCATAAGGTTAAGATCTTGGAATAAAGATATAGGCCGAGAGAACATTCAAAGTCCTCCCGGCCGCAGGCTATGATGAAATGATGAAGCGGCTATGTCCTGATAAGATTATCTTTTATGGATCTGTACCAGACGATTGCAAAGGTGATATAATCAGGATAAAGCCGTTTAGCGATAAATTTAACGTTGCGGAGGTGGCGGCATGGTGATAAATTTACAGTTTTTCGGAGGATGATGTATGACACGAAATATGACACAAAGCAAAAAGAACCTTGATCTCTCAAGGTTCTTTTAGTCGGAGTGACAAGACTTGAACT